GGCCAATTGCCCTGTGAACGTTATGTACGCTCTTCATGGTAGACACGGTAGTGTCAGGACTAAACCCGATCCTGACAACTTGAAGAAGTTTCTTGCTTTCGCCAAGGAACGGGTAAAAGCTTATGCGGCCAAAGGTCTCATACATCTGTTGCAGGCAGACATATCAATAGATGATTATATGAGCAAGTTTCCAAAGTCCAAACAGTAATTGTATTGGAGCGGATACTAAGGCGCGATAAACGCAGGAAGAGTGACAAATGTCATGACCCTCAACGTCAAGAAGGAACAGGTTATTCTAGATGAAGAGGCGTCCACTTCGGAACGAGACAGAGCTATTTGGTGTTAGGATTCATCAATGATGCTCTTATCAGGGTATTTCAACGCGTATTTAATTGCTTCGTTGAAACCCTCACTTCCTTCTTTCGTACACGGTCTGTCGTGCGAAGGACTCGAAGAAAAACTGAAGAAGGAGGTTCCGCTCAAATACCTTCAGTTTGCGGCCGACACTTCGGGCCATGACTCGTCCTAATTCAGAGAGTTAATAGAAGGCGTCGACAACATCTACATTAAACTGCTTGGTGACATAATCATCTAAAAGATGCGCAAGTATGTCTATATACCGGAGATGTTGAAGCTGAGCTTGATGAAAGCTCTATTGCAAGTCGACGTGAAGTATGTTGTACGTAACAAGAAAGGTAAGATCGTAGCGAGAGGTATGGTACGAGCGACGGTTCGAAGCGGCGACGCTACGAAGACCACGTTCGGAAATACCCTCAGAGTAGTTCTGTATCTACTCTATGCTATGCACGGGGTTACGTATGACTATGTCATCTGGGTGGCAGGAGATGACGCATCTGTTTGGTTCGATGAACAGTATGCAGATGACGTGTTGAACAGGATGTACGAACGGGTCTACACTAAAGACCCGTTGGCCCATCACGGCTTGGGACAGTGCGCTAAAGTGATTGAGTTAAATCATCACGAAGCGACCTTTCTTTCGAAAGCAATCGTGAAATCATATAGGGGCTATACCGTCGGGAGACTCCCATAAAGAGCACTCCTCAGCGGTCGTTACACAGACGGTTGCTTAACCGCTGATCAACACAGGGAGGCCAGGATGCATGGAATGCAAGCTTGGGGTTCTAAGTTCGATATCATTAAGAACTACAAACCGCACAAGGCCATTTCATAGTTAGGTCTCAATGTTGACCAACACAGGAATTTACAGTCGGAGATCAGGCACACTAACAATCATGATGCTACTGATCCGTAAAGAATGAACCTTTTCTATAGACAAAACTTGCAAGAGCATTATATGTCGTGGTTCTACGCCGACCCCAGATCCGATGTTGTTCAATTATCATCTGCGTTATAAAAATGCGTAAAAATAAATCTCAACGAAAGATGACAAAAGGAACGGTGAAACGAGCACCGAGACAAAAAGCTCGATACCAGAGGAGCGAGCCAGTCGCTTATCCTCATCAATTAAAAACAAAAGCACTAGTTTTCAAACTCGATCACAAAGAAGTTATCACTTCAAATCTGCTATCCACCTCATCGGTGTTCTCGCAGTTAGCTGTGATACCAGTCAATCCAGGTCTGTAACTATCCTTCCCATGGCTATCCACTATAGCTAAAGGATTCGACAAGTACAGAATAACGAAGCTTAAGGTGAATTTTATACCTTATCTAGCTACGATTTAACCCGGCGACATTTCAATATTGTTTTCAGGAGACAATAGGTAATATACACCTACTAGCATATAATAGGTGTCCCAGTTCTCAGGAGCTGTGCAAGGGTCTGCTTACAAGAGATTATCCTTGACAGTTTCCAGAGAGCAACTATCGAGATTGAGAGAATATTATGTATAGTAACCAAGTTAAACAACCGGTGAAATACAATTGTACAATTTAGGGCAGGTAATGGTCTTCAGCGATGGAGTAACCGCTTCTACCCCCCTAGGAAAAATTGAATTTGAGTA